GCGCACTGGCTCACGTAGGTAGCTGCCATAGAGTGCGCCTAAACCTTCGGCGGCTGGCTGACCTGCTGCACCAAACACTGTGCCTGCGACGCCACCAATGCCAGCCTGACGTGTTGCTGTTTGCATTGCCTCGTCAAATCCGCCATCACGAGCAAATAAGCCCTCACCAAAGCCGCCTACAAGCCCCTCTAGCGCACCCAAGACGCCTCCATAGCCCGCCGCTTGAGCGGTGCGTCCTACAACTGTCTTTGCTGTCATAGACGGCGCTGTGGCGGCCGCTGTGGCAATGCCTGTACCAAGGCGTGATGCGCCAACGGTAAGTGGCGCCTCTTGCTCACGGCGCGCGATTGCCTCGCGTATCGTATCCATGGCAGTCGTTGGCGACATACCCTGAGTAACTGCGCGCGCTCCGGCGAATGTCGGCTCAACATAGCCACGCACAAACGGAATGCCTTTTGCCATAGACGCTGCGCGTGTTGGCAACTCTCCGGCGATCTCTTGTGCGATTTCACCTCGGTAGATGTCGCCGGCTCGTTGGCGTCCGCCCTTAGACTTCGCAATCTCAGAAATTTTGGCTATGTCTGATGTTGTGTAGCCAGAAATCTGGTCAACAAATGTCGGCTGGCCGCTTGTGCCCTCAACGATGAAGCTGCCATCGCCAAAATCGGTAATGACTTTAGTTGCATCCGCGGGGGGCTGAGCTTGCGCTTCTTTTGTCCAAGATGGGCCGCTTTTAGGAGCCGCTTCGCTGTCTTGTTTTGTCCATGATGGGCCAGCCATTAGAATTGCACCTCTTGCCAACTTGACGCACTATCGCGGTTTCCACCTAAGAATTTGTAAACTTTATTGTCTTCAGGGTCGACAACTAGCTCGCCAATAGGCGCGTTTTCAAACGTAAAGGACGGCAGCTCTGCGGTTTCTCCGCCAGCCCACGCTGGGCGTCCGCCAAAGATGTCGTCTAGCTTACTTGGATCATCTGCACGATTGTAAGCGTTTATGACGAGCTGCTTGTAGTAGCGGTCAATCTCTTCAAGCGATCTAAGGACAGCGTCTGCGCCTCTGTTTAGATTTAGGTTGGCAACTTTAGCTTCAAGTAACGCAAGCTCTGGCGCACTAACTGAGCCAAGAGTGGCACCACCCGCCTTGATGTTGCGTAGTGTATCAAATGCCAAGTTAGCACGAAGCGTTTCGATGTTTAATCGAGCTTCGCCCGCTTTTGTAAATGGCGCAATGCCAAGTATCATGCCAATTGGGCCAGTAATATTTGGGTTTGCCTTAATTGCGTTAGATAGGTCGCTTACAGTGTTAAGTACTGTCGACGCCCCCATTGCCGTATCTTGGCTGGCAAACTCTTCTTTGCGTAGGCGCTCAATTTCAGCGTTAATGTTATCAATTGACAGCTTAATTGATGGGGCCAAGTCGGGGTATAAGTACGCCTGCTGAAGCATAGCCTCCCTACGCGCTTCAAGTTGCGCAATCATGTCACCGCCAGCCGCTGCCGGCATTGCTCCACCCATCATAGATCGCACCGCTTGTTGACGTGCTACGGCCGCCTGACGCTTGCGCTCCATGTCGGCGCGCTCTGTGATGTCCGCCATGACGTTCTTGACTGCGTTGCCCTCTTTACCTTGCAGTGCATAGCCTGCGTCCTTCAACGCGGCAAAGCCTAGCATAGTGCGTTGGCTGCGGGACAAGTTCTCGAACGGATCCTGCGGCACTGGGTTCATCAGATTGAGCAGCCCCGTCATATCCATGCCACCCATGGCAGGAGCGGCCGCTGGAGCCGCTGCATTCGTCGCAGGCGCTATAGGCGCCTGAGTGCCTGTTATTTGCTGCTCAACAGGCGCAGTTGCTGGAATTGGCTCTTGCTGGCTAGGGCCAACGGGAAGGCCAAGCAGCTTCATCTCTTCGATCGTCGCCGGCTCCCCTGCTACGGCATCAGTAATTCCGAGGCGATCAATGTCTTCTTGTGTTAGTAGATACTGTTCCATGTCTCACCTATGTTCCGAAAAACCCAAACCCACGAGGCCCAAGCCCCATGCCCAAGCTGCCCACTGCGCCTAGCGCCGGCCCGAGGCCACCGTATGACTGCGTGGTCGTGCCAACGCTCGGTATGCCTGACGCCGCCGTCGCGAGTGCGCTTAGACCTGTCAGCGGGAAGTCTTGCTGGCGCGCGAACTCTGCGTACATCGCATCGAGAGCCGCTTGATTTAGGCCGCGGCCCGCTTCGCCCGCCTGCATCTGAGCTCCGAGCCCCGCAAGCTGGGATTGTAGCTGCTGGCCTGCAATTGCGCCCAATCCGGCTGCGCCTGCTCCGCGAAGCTGTGCAGCCTGTAACGCCGCCTGCTGGCCTGCGAGGCCCGCCTGCTGTTGGAACTGAGCCTGCTGAATTGCGCGCTGCTGCTGGCCAGTGATATCGAACTGTGCGGCCTGTTGAGCTTGGCGGAATGCGTTTGCACGCTCGCGGGCAATCAGATCCGCGGCTTGCTGACCATACGCCTTGCGTGTCTCAGCCTCGGCAACGCCCTGACGGGATCCTCCGAACGCCTTCGCGCGCTGAGCTGCCGCGGCTTGCTGGCCAAGTGCCATCTCCTGCGCTCCGCCCAATGTGCGAAGGCCGGCTTCAATCACGCCTTCTGTGTATGGCGACATGTAGCGCCCCATATCAGCTTCTGCTATTGACCCAACTTGGCCAATTTGTGCCGCTTGTGCTTCTGGAGCCTCGAAGCTAGATAGGCGCCCGTATACGTCGGCCGCCCGCCCATACTCCGTGCCCCCCATATCTAAGGCGCCGTAACCTCCGAGAGCTTGCTGCTGTAGGCCACTCATTCCGGCGACACGTTGGCCCTCGTATGGCGTAAACTCGCGCTCCGCGATGTCTGTTGCGTATGGTATTACGGTTTCTTCCAGAAACTTCTGCTGAAACTCTGGCATTTGCTGCGTTGTGGTCGTTCTTGAGCCCATCAGGTTAACTCCATCACATAGTGTCTGTAGACTTCGCGAAACGGTGACGCGTCCACATATTTATCAAAGCCTATTCTGCCGTCCGCTTCAACGGCACCCAAATCAGCGCGGCGAGCTAGATCCGCAAAAACATCGATCGCTTCGTCCATCCACTGCTTCATTCGTTTTCCGCCCATAAACTCAATCTTTAGGGTGTTTCTCTGAGGGTGCTTCACGACGCAAGTTGTTATTGCCGCTACCAGCGTGTCCTCGACGCGAACGAGCCACATGACTGCGCCCCCGCCTCTTATGTCGTCCTCGACGTCCTGCACTCTGACGTCGTTGGATTGCCTTGCGATCGCTGGAGCTATCATCTCCATGCCAATGCTAAGAAGCGCGTCAAAGTCGTCCTCAAGCACCGGCAATATCGTCACGCGTGGCTTTGAGTGTAAATGTACAACATTATCAGTCATATTAACACCCCTAGCCATGCAACCTCGTAATTGCAATTGTTGATGCAGGCGCAGTAGGCGCAAACGCAGTCGCCGCCGTGGCATCTAAAAACCCGCTTGTGCTATCTACTGCCCACATGGCTTCTAAATAATCGTTAGCACTCACATCAAATATCACAGAGCGCGATACAACTAGCACAGCATTATTTTGGTGCAGCGCGTTTTTCATGGTTGACCCTGTAACGTCAGTGCCATTGATGCGAGGCCAAAACCAGAAGTTCACTGTGCTGCTGGACGTTGATGCAATTTGCGCAGAAAAGCTAATCATGTATTGACCAGCTTCAGCAAACACAAGGCGACTTGCAGGCGTTCCATTTGTTACGCCTTCAGCAATGCTAGAGGTGTACGTTAAAGCGTACGCTGTGTTTATAGCTGCCGCTGTTTGGTCTGCCGTGACTGCACCAGCGTATTGACCATCTTCTAAAACGATCTGCACAAACGCGCCGTCTTTGGATACAACGGGATATTTGTTTTCACGATCCCACAGAATAACGCCATCCTCTGCCGCGCTGTCGTAATCGCGTCTGTGCGTAAGAAAAGAGCGTGTCCTCATAAGCCACGCACTAAACTTTTCTGCCCATACTTTAAAATCTGGGCCTACTGGTGGAGCACCATAGAAACTCATCGCTTACTGCCTTGCCGCGCATCTAGTCGCATAACACCCACACGCCAATCCGCTGCCTCTGCACCCTCAACGCGCATTCTGACCTGACGACCTTGGAAGCGCACGGATGTTGGGTTTGCCGTGTTGAATGGCCCCTTTTCGGTTTCCGTTGCATTCGGATAATTCCGCACCTTGAATTTCAAGTCTACACCGCCCTGCGTTTTTTCGTCGGGTATGACGTTGGTGACTTTCATCAGACGCTCACCAGTTCCAATAGCAATCGGGCCTGTCTCAGCGTATGGCGTTGCGCCATCGTAATCAAAGCCAACTTCATGCTCATACACAATTCCGTCTGATTTAACCAACAGAGGTAAGCGGAATACGCCACGATCTACACCCGCCGTGCGGTCAATGTCGCCAGTAGTCCAGATGTTTTCTACAAAGTCATAAGTCACATACTTGTCGCATTCTGACGCATCTTGCGACTGATATACCCACCAGACTTCATTCCATTGGCTGTTCACCATCGCCTGAACCTTGGACGCTTGGTCATAGTTAATATTGCTAAATACAAGATCAGCAACTTCGCACGGTATTTCACGCACCTGACCGCCAGAGTAAATAAAGAAGCTACGACGACCCATCCAGATCACGCCAGCGTCTACAGAGGCATATGCACCCGCTGCAATCAACCCACATGCAGTTCCAACACGCTCAAAGCCGTACACAAAAGGTGGGCCTTGGTATGTCATTGTATGCGCATCTTGGTCTGTAAGGATCAAAGACTGACCGCGTGTGCGTACACCCGCCAAGATCGTGCCGTTAGTTTGCAGTTCAATGTCACCAGCTTGGTTTGTCGCCGCCGCTGTCCATGTGTTGTAATCTTCCTGATCTGACCATGCCACACGCTTAGATGACGCTACCGACACGCTATAATCTGCCGCAAGAGCAACCAAGAAACGCTCCTCTGTTACGAATGCCGCCGTGCAGCCCGTAGGCGCATTTGTCACCGCAGTGAGATCATTAGCCGTATTCAAGTCCCAAGAGTAAATAACGCCATCGTCCGATGAACACGCTATTAGCTCCTCACCCCAGTTATCTAGCGACCATGTAGTTGCGCGTAGAATAGAACCTAAGTCTGGACGCGCTACACCCCAGCCGAACAAGCCCCAGCCGCCAGAGCCAAAGCCAGTGTTGACCGTTGCGTCTACACGACCTGTTGTAAGCCCACTAGGCGTAATGTCTGCCGTGACGGAGCTTTCAAGCATTGCGGTTACAGTATCATGCGATCCAAACGCCGCATAACGCGCACCGTCATTGTCTATCCAAGTATGAACACCGCGAACAACACCGCCTGCATCTACAGATGTATTATCCGACTGTGCGCGTGGCCTCCAGCCACCGACAGGACGTAAACTGTCCTCATGCCAGCGCACTAGGTTTACGTCACGCCAGCGACCCTGAGACTGATACTCTGTGCCGTTTGCGTACTGCCCCTTGGGGATATTTAGCGGGACTAAAGGCATGGCGTATCCTTATGGTTTAGTAGGCCAATCGTCGTCGTTTAAGTGAGGCCAGTTTGCATGGCTTGTGATATCACGCAATGCTTGGCGATAAGCTGTTTGTTCAGCAGTCATAGTCAAGTCGGATGATGCCCACCAATCAGTTTGAGAAATAAGTCTATCGCGCTTTTCTCTTGATTGCGCAGATTGACCTTCAATCCTTCTTGCAATTTCTTCACTGGAGGCATCACTGACTGACCAAACTTGTGTCCATACCCCACCTACCAACTCTGGTGTACCTTCAACCACGTTTTTTGTATAATCATACGCAGGGGGATCAGTTGGTGAGAGTGGAAACACATTGTATGAAGCAAGCGTTCCTTCAGACAAAGTTCTTGGAAAAGACGTATTAGGATTGTCACGGCGTAGTTGCCCGATTGAGTATATCTCAGGCAAACCGTTTGTAACCTTAACATACATTTTTACTACTCCTTTGATTTGTAGCGATATGTTACAACTTTATGCGACACCTTTACTCTCTAATTGCGGAGTGTTGGCTAAAGACGCTTTATCTAATATAGCAAAGCCACGGCTTGCTGCAAAGTCACTTGGACAGTGCGCCCATTTCTCCGCACAAGCCTCCAGCCACTGCACGGTGTGGTGATGCTCTGGTGCCTTGCCTTGCTTTATAAGATCGTTTTCCCATTCAAGATAAGCATAAACTTCTGCCTGCGCTTGCGCTGCGTTGATCCCTAAATCAAACACATAGATTAGGTTTCCCTCATCTATCATGCCGCCACGGCTACGCGCTGCGTTTAGAGCTTGCTTCATACAAGTCATAATATGGTATTTAACTTCTTCTAGCTCATAATCTTCTTCGGTCAACTCGTCTTTCCCGATCTTTTTCATCAGATTTTCATACTGATTACTAAAGAAGTTTAGCTTGCGTATTCCGCCCTCAACATAGTTACGAGAGCTTGCTGCCTGCGCTTGTTTTTCGTTAATCTTTACCTCAAGCATTTCACGCTCTATATCATCTGTCTCTGCTCGCAGTTTACGCTCTAGTTTTTTGAGTTTAATCTCATCCTTTCTCATACGGAAATAGCTTTCTTGCAGTGCTTGTTTGGTTCTTTCAATCTCTGCAAGGCTATGCTTTATAGATCGGATTGGTGTAATCGCCGTAACGTCTAACGTCACCGACATCATCTGCGAGTGCGATTTGTAAAAATTGCTAGAGGCTTGGCGTATTGCGGGGGCTTTCTCCGCAATGTTTGCCAACATAGATTTATATTCAGGCTTCGCCGCTGGAAGCTGAATTTCTATGTCTTGCGTAACTAGATGTGTTTCTTCAAGAGTGTCTTTCATATGCTTTCTTATTGCTCTTTTTATTATAAACCACCGTGACTATCAGAGCATCCCGCCAAGCCTACAGTTGCTGATAGCAAATCTCCAAAGTCTGATGCATTTCCAGTAGATGAAATTGTAATTGATTGTATGGTGTTGACACTAGCAAAAACACCGCCTCCAGCAAAGATACCTGTTTCATTGTCCGATGTGGCGGCTAGATCATAAGTGCCTGTTGTTAAATCACCAAAGTCTGTTGCATTTCCAGTAGACGCAATTGTTACATATTGAATTACATTTGTTAAAGTGCTGCCATAATTAGCACCACCGCCAAATACTCCTCGCGTGTTAGAAGACGTAGCAGCCAAAAATGAAACAGGCGTAATAAGATCGCCAAAATCTGACCACGATCCTGTCGTTGAAATTGTAGTATACTGAATTTGATTTGTTACGCCATAATCGCCGCCGCCGTAAAGACCGCGAGTAGTTGACGAACAAGCGGAACCCGCCGTTTGTGCTGATATAATGTTTCCAAAGTTTGTGGCGTTGCCAGTTGTGGCTATAGTTGTGGAGTTTGTTGTTCGTACAGGTGATGTAGCTCTCCCTGCTATCGTTAGACCGTAAGTTTCGTTTGATAAACCTTTATTTCCATAAGGGGCGTATGTTAAATCTCCAAAATCAGTCGCGTTCCCCGCAGATGCAATAGTCACATAGTCTATAATGTTTTCAAAACTACCTGAGTAACCGCCTGACCACAAACCCCTAGTGCTAGAACTAAAACTAGCTAAGTATCCTCTACTTTGTGTTAAGTCCCCAAAATCGCTTGAGTTACCAGCACTTTTTATATCTATTGACTGTATTACATTAATATAACCACCAGCATAACCGCCCCCAAATAAACCAGTGCTTGGCCCAGCAGCGGGAGCAGCCATAATCATTTTTTTCCAAACGCTCATTTCAAATCACCCCAAGTCTTGACCTGACACAAACCCATACCAAGTGGTGCCACCGTCATGCGTGTAAAACATAAACTGATCTACTGCACTGGCTGTGTCTGTTAGTGTTGGGGCAGTACCGCTGGCCCAATCCACTGAACTAGGCCATGTTACTGTGTAACCACTAGCACTTGCGTCTTGAACTATCTTCAGAGTAAATCCAGATGCTTTTCCTGATGCCGCTGAATTACTAAAAGTAAATGTAGTGTTCTCCGTAAGCGTATGGCTAAACACTGTGCCATCATGCAAATCTACAGTTGTGGAGTTACTAGATGATGTAACCGCCGTGAACTTTTCAGTAATGCCATTATCAAACGTAACAACGCCATTTGCATCTGCGGTTACAACTTTGCTTGCTTCAGAGGTGCCAAGCGTTGTTATGTCGTTGTAGTTTAGCTCTGCCGCCGTTGCCGTAATGCCAAGAGTAGTAAGCGTTGTTTCGTCAATAATTGCCTTGACCGCTGCACCCGCACCCGCGCCATCGCAGTAGATCACGCCTGTCGCGCCGTTAGAAATCGTGACGTTAGCACCTGTACCCTGCGAGAATGTAACGTCATATCCACTGTCATTGTCTACAAGGTAAAACTTAGAAGCATCATTTGGGCTGACAGTGATTGTGCAAGCCTCTGTGGCACCCGAAAGCACCAAAACGCGGTACTGTCCGTCATCTAGGCTATCGCCAACTGTGCTATCCGTTGTGCTTAGTGTATGAACCGCACCAGAGCTAGACAGATCAATCGTGCCAACGCCGCTTGTCGCGCGGTCTACGATGTCAAAGTTGCGATTGGTGATCTGGCCCCATGTGTCTGTCTTTTCACCGTCTGCGATCTTTTCTATCGCTATGTTGGTTGTCCAAGTGCTTGCCATGTCAAGTTCCTTTGCTTATCGGCATCTTACTGCTTTTATGCCGCTGCGTCTATGGATTGAACGCCGTACCATGTTGTACCGCCATCGCGTGTCCAGAAAACTAAGATATCAGTTTCACCACTTGCGGGTGCATCAGGAGCAGTACCGCCAGCCCAATCCACTGAACTAGGCCATGTGACCGTTGAGCCGTTGCCTGTTAGTTGAAGGACAAAACCTACCGAACGCCCTGACGTAACACTGCCAAAGGTGAACGTGGTATTACCCGTCATTGTCAAACTGAACGCACCAGCATTATCTGCGTCTGGAGCGGGTGAAGTACCAGACAGAGCATCGTAATCTTCTTGCAAGCTCTCTGCCAGAACTACACCAGAAAAGGTAGGAGATGACGAAACATTTAAAGTAACTGAGCCAGATGTGCCACCACCTGTTAAATTTGTACCTGCTGTAACGCCTGTAATGTCACCAACATTTGTTGTGTATCCATTTGGATTTGACGCAGGGTAATAATAACTACCTTGCTGGCCATCTAGCGTATCAGCATCTAGGCCAGAGCCAGAGCCATCTACTGTTTTGATCTTCGTCAATACATCAGATGCAGTGTAAGATGAACTTGCTAGTTTTGCATCTAACGCAGACTGTAATCCATCTACGTTTGCAATGATGTGGTTGTGGCTGTCATCCGCAACGGTTGCTGTGATACTGATATTCGCAGAACCGTTAAAAGACGCAGAACCAGAGACATCGCCAGTCAGTGCAATATTACGAGCAGTTGCTAGTGTTGCCGCAGTGCTTGCCGCAATGCCCAACGCATCAATGTCAGCCTTTGTTTGATCCGCAGTTGCACCGCTTTCAATCCCGTCTAACTTTGCACCGTCAGCAGAAACATCGCGTCCATCAAACGTCTGGCCAGCAGCGAACGTAATTGCTCCTGTCATTGTGCCGCCAGCTTTAGGCAGCGCAGCATTTGCAGTTGTTGTGGTTGTTGTTAGGACACCATCGCGTGTCGCGATATCAACGCCATCAACAGTGCCAGACACAGTGATGTTGCCAGTAACGCCAAGAGATGTATTTGCAGTCAGAGCAGTGAACGTACCAGCGACAGGTGTAGTGCCGCCGATCACAGTGTTATCAATAGTACCAGAGTTAATATCAATGCCAGTGACAGGCGTTGTCCCGTCAAGGACATCGTCAATCAAGTCCATGCTGTCGTTTAGGTAGCCACCCCAGACATCTTCATCATCAGCAACTGTAGGCTTTTTCAGGTTATATGTCGTTGTATATGTAACCATGTCTTTTTCCTTATGCCGCCCTTACTGGCAACTCTGTCCAAGTAACGCTGTCATCCGCAAGCGGTGTCCAAGTGTCTGTCGGGTCAACTATTAGCTCCCACTTCTCACGCGCAGATGCCGCAAACAGTGCAGCCACAGACACGTTAGAACCAGTGCTTTGAACTCTGTTACATGTCGCCACAGTTGTGACCGCAGCATCAATAGCACTCGCACCAGCCGCTGTGTAGTTCGCAGAAGCCGCAAACGTGACCTCTGCTGACATACCCAGCGAAACCTCACGAACGCGCTCTGTGATGTCTGCTATGGTTAGCTCTGGGCTTACCTGTACGCTAGACTGTGCAACGCGGATCGCACCGCCAGTAACTGTGAGGCTAGGAGTAACAACAGCAGAACCAGCAGCGTTGATCGCGCCAATTGGCACCATTTCAGCCAGTACGTTAATCGGTACGCTTCGCTCAACAACGCGCAGATAATCAACTGATGTTGTGCTTGTAGCTGTAAGTGCAGCCGCGCCCTTAACGGTAACTTGTGCCGCAGCCGTGGTTGTACTTGACGCAGAAATAGAGGCAGACGCATCAATGTAGTTGCCATCTACCCCGTAAAACCATGTACTATATAAACCCTGACCGTAGGCCATGCGTCAGCCCCTAGTTGAGCGTTATGTCCAAATCTCCGCTTGGTATGCGGAACACGTCACCCGTTTCAATCGTCTTAGATGATGTCAGTGCAGCCCATGCCATCAAGTTACCCGCAGATGATGCATCGTAAATGCCCACATGCGTAACCGTGCCATAGTTCGCCGTAGCTGTCGGGAACTCCACCGCAGCGTTGTTTGACGTTGTATCGCCTGACGTTGTGAACGCGATTGTCTGACGCGCGTAACCACCGCCTGATACTTCAGTGCCACCGCCGCTATCTGATGGTGCAGCCGTGAATAGCGCAACATACAGCGTAGATGGTGCCGTGTATGCAGTGCCAGCAAAAACGTGGTCTAGCACCTTTGTTTCCAAGTAGTCTGAGAAACTCATGTTGATCTCCTAGATATATCTGCGCACACTATAGCGCATTTTTAAAGTTTTAGTAAGCCGCGAGCCTCATGCGCAAGGCTGTACCGGAATGACGAGTTTTTTCGTTGACCGCGTTAAGTGATGTAACCGCCGTTGTGTATAGATTACTCCACACATTGACGCGCTCGTCTTCGCCAAGATATGGCGCCGCCTGCAATAGCGATCCATACAAATAAGCGTCAGGAGCGTCTCCCAGAAGCCAGTTAGTCGTCTGGCTGTCAGATAACGCCGGTATCTTCTGATAGTATAGCAGCTCAATCGTGTAGGTCTGGTCTGGCGTTGGGTAAAGCTCAAACGTCTCGCCGACGTGAGCGTAGAACTTTGGCAAGCCGGTCTGATTAAGGCCGGCAGCGCGCTTATCCATGAGATCCGAGACTGTCGTCTGCTCTACTTTGCTCGTGTTATTGTCGGTGATGCTAAAACGGATTGTCTCGAGCCAGTCGGCGGGAACTGCGCTGTACTGGCTGTCAAGCGCACCAGATGACCGCTCGACCATTTTGTAGTGGCGGATAGAACGCTCCATCTGATGCTCCGCCAGCATAATAAAGTCGGGGATGACGCTTGTGAGGTCGTCCCGATCAAGCCAGTTGGCGATCGATGTCTTCAGCTCGGAATAAGTTGTAATGCTCACAGCGTGCCCGCCCTTGTCCTAAATACTTGGTTGTCGCGGTCATTCAACCACTTGCGCAGCGCCTTCGGATCGTCGGCGATGCCCTTACGTTTGAGCTCATAATACACGGAAAGAGGTATAGACGCCACCTTGTTGACGTCTCGGTATCTATCCGGCGTGTCGTTGTACTGACGCTTGTTCGCCTCGGCGATCGCGGAGACGTCCTGCTGCGTCTCGACAACGTATTCTCCCTTGTCTGTCACATGCCAATACTTGGTGATGCCTGTCACCGGATCTTGGCTAAAAATTCGCTTCATCAGTGCCTCCAAAAGCGAGAGGGGCGACCGAAGCCGCCCCGCCGAACTTATGATACGTTCAAGTCCGCGACAACTGCGTGAGCAGCTTCGTTTGTCACTTTCAAGCCGAACTCTGCCAAGACCATGCGCTTCTCAGCGTCACCAGTCTTCGCAAGCTCAACTTGCTGGATTGGACGTAAGTAGCACACAGATGCGTACTCTGGGTCGAGTAGCCATGCATCCCGCTCTCTGGAGAAGCGGTTTGCGACCACATTTAGCGTCCCGAAATCACTGAGATACACATCAGCCGCACCAATAATGGTGGTTGGGCTGTCTGATGGCGCTTGGTAACGCTGTGCCGCGATACCCGCGAAGCCTGACACAACTGTCTTGTTGTGTGGGCCCACCATCAAGATGCTTGGCTGACCGCCAGATGTAAATGCTTGCTGCATTGCATCTTTCAACATCGCTTCAGTGAAGTCGCGCTGCGTGCCATCTGTACGAGCAGTTGTACCGTCGCCAGTTGTCAAGCCGCCGCCTGTGCCGACGTTCTCGTTTGTCGCAACCCAAGCGCCTAAGCCGCCTGTCTCACGAGCTGTTGACGAGTTGCCAGCCACTTGTGCGTTATTGTCAGTCAAAACCGCTTCGATATCGCGGCGAAGCTCTTTTCCGCGCTTAGCGAGCTGGTATGCCAATTCGTCATTGCGGCCCGCCAAATCCTGCGCGCCCATGTTGTCTGCGACAATCAATGTGCGGCGTAGAATGTGCGTGTAGTTACCAACGCGAGTTGTTGCTGATGTGCTATCGAAAGATGAGACATCGTCACCATCGATGCGGGCTGTAGTTGACGTCGCCGCCAAGCTGTCAGTCTGCCACTCAAAGTATGTGTTAGACACATTTTCTGAGCCGATGTTAGATTGAAGAGGAACCTCTTCAGGCGAAATATTGGCGATTACATCTGCCAAGCTCTCGCGGATACCAATCGCACTATGCGATGTAAAGGTATTTGCTACGATTGCCATAATGGCCTCCTAAAGTAGAGTTTTGATTGCAGCCGCGGCATCCTGCACACGGCCAGTTTGACGAACGCGTTGAAGCGCCTGTGTTTGCTCACTCTTCGGTCTAGGCTGTGTGCTTCGAGAACCAGCTTTGAGTGTCTTGGTCTTTTGCGTCTTCGGCTTTCTCTTCGCCTCCGTTGCGCGTGTCTGACCTTGATCGTATAACATCGCTTTCCTCGCTAACTTCACAAGCGTAGCATTCGTTAGACCATTGACATCTTGTTCGCTGAAACCCTCCTTCAGGAGGAAACCGCGGATGTCTTTGGCCTCTTTAGACGCGACAGAGTTGTCACGCCATTCAGGAATGAGTTCAGGCAGTAACTCGCGCTGCTGTTCGAAGTATTGAGCTTGCATCTGTTCAAGACGCTGCTGCTCTAACCCCGCCATGCGCTGACGCTCAGCTTCAACCGCCTGCAATTGAGCTTGCCGCTCTTCTTGCTGCTTTTTCCACTGGCGCTCTGCCTTCGCTGCCATCGTAGGGTCTGTATCGTACAGAGTGTCCCAGTCTGGCTCCTGTTCGACCGGCTGCTGCAAACGCTCCTGCAACGCAGGCAACATCTGAGCATATTGAGCACGTTCACGCTGTATCTCTTCGTAGTTT